GGGCCAATGAGCACGAAGCATTTTTACACACGTTAGACATAATCAATGACCAGCAAGAGCTGGATCTCATGAATGGCGGTCTAAACAACACCCTCAATACACCGATCACCAAGCTGATGATGGCTAACCACGGTTACAGCGACAAGGTGGATCAGAACCTCACATCATCTGACGGTAGTATGTCACCTATCGGCATTGAGCTTGTAGGTATTGAGCCGGCACAGCGAGACTATGGCGATGAGTAAGGAAAAGCTCAGAGTACAGCTACCGGCTAAGATGTATCAGATCTTCGATGGCAAGGCTCGCTACCGTTGCGCCTATGGTGGTCGTGGATCAGGCAAGACTAGATCGTTTGCCATTATGACTGCCGTTAGAGGTATGGAGCTGGCTAAGGCTGGCAAGTCTGGCATCATCCTGTGTGCTCGTGAGTTTATGAACTCTCTAGCAGACTCTTCGTTCGAGGAGATTAAGCAAGCAATCCTATCAGACAAGCATCTGACAGCATTCTACGATATAGGCCAGAACTACATCCGCACTAAGGATGGTCGCATTACCTATGCGTTTGCCGGTCTACGCCGTAACCTAGACTCACTAAAAGGTCGTGGTTTTATCCACATCTGTTGGATAGATGAGGCAGAGACTGTAAGCGAGATGGCATGGGCCAAGCTAATACCTACCGTCCGTGAAGAAGATTCAGAAATATGGGTTAGCTGGAACCCTGAGTCAAAGCTATCACCAACACATAAACGATTCCGCGAAGAGACACCAGATGACTGCAAGATCGTAGAGATCAACTACAGCGACAACAACTGGTTCCCAGAGGTGCTTAACCAAGAGCGCCTAGAGGATAAGAAGAAACGACCTGATTCCTATGGATGGATATGGCTGGGTGAGATGCTCACTCACCACGATGGCGCATACTATAACATCGAACTGCGTGACGCTCGTGATGAGGGCCGTATCAGTACAGTGCCATACGATAGACGACTACCTGTAGTAACTGCGTGGGACTTGGGTATAGGCGACAGCACAGCGATCACGTTTGCTCAGTTCCATGGTGCAGAGGTACGCATCATAGACTTCTACGAGAACTCAGGCGTAGGTCTTGATCACTATGCTCGCGTATTGCAGGAGAAGGGCTATCGTTACGATCAGCACATCCTCCCGCATGACGTTAGGGTCAAAGAGCTAGGTAGTGGTAAATCACGCTACGAGACGTTACAATCTCTAGGAGTCGCACCTATAACGATAGCTCCACAGCTAGGCGTAGACGACGGGATTCAGGCGGTTAGGTCAATGCTACCTCTATGCTGGTTTGATGCCGAGAAGTGCGATCACCTCATTGAAGCTCTCAGAGCCTATCACCGCGAATATGACGACCAGCGCATGACATGGAAAGGCAGACCTGAACACGACTGGAGTTCACACCCAGCGGACTCATTCCGTTACTTGGCAGTTGGATACAGAGAGCGCAACTCGTGGAAGGGTGGCGCAATTAAACGTAATTTGAAAGGTGTAGCTTAATGGCTGACAACCCATACAAGGACTACGGTCTACTACAGGCACTAGGTGATGCACATCTAGGTAAATATGTTGGCGGTATGGCTGGCGGTGATTCATGGCAACACCTCATGTTCCCAGATGACTTTGCTAAACGCCTGTACGAAATGTACCCAGACCTTGAGCGTCGTCGTGATCGCAACATGGCAGACATGGCTATCAACTTTGCAGGTGGCTATGACTGGGGTGTTCGTGAGTCAGTAGATCCACAGGTTGCTCGTGACATGGCTAAGGCTTACCAGTACAGGGACTATCGTGGCGGTCGTGAAGAGGATAGCATCCAAGACTACTACGAGAACTTAGCAGGTGTTGAAGCTGGCATTCAGCACAAAGGTGAGCGTCTAAGCATGGATGACCTAGTTAAGGCGGCATATTCATACGCTGATGTTAAGAATAGAGGTTTACTAGACTGATGGCTAAGATAAAACCTGCCATAGAAGGCGCAAGCAATCTGTTTGATATGCTATTCCTGCACAATACCGATGCAGACAAGCTAAAGCGCATACAGCAGATGGGTGGTATGCCAATGCCGTCTATTGCCGCTACACGCAAAGATATACCACTAGAAGACTATGGTGATATTACCCTGATTGGTCGAAAGGATATGTTTGACCCATCAAATAAGAGCAATCCGTTCTGGAATGCTGACGCTTACACAGTAAGAGCGCCATCACCACTACAGATGACTCAAAAAGGTGCTGGTAAACGATTTGATGCAGATTACGCACCATATGAAGATTATGGTTACACAGGTAGCGCACGAAGTAGTATATGGGATCTTGAGAGCAAGCGTGGCTTGAATGAGTCCGAGTACAATAATGCGATTAATTTCTTCGAGAGCAATGGGTCAGCATTGGCTAAATTTGCGGATGACATGGGTATCCTTCCAGAAGGTGCCGATGTGTACCAGTTGCGAGAGCTAAGAGATCAAAATCGATTTGCTTTTGATAAGTGGATGAATGATGAGGTATCTCGGTACTTCCAACCAGAGCAATACTTTATATCTAAGCCGTCACAGATAACTGATACAGGTAGAACTAGTGCGACGCTGAAGCCTTACACCGCAGATGAAGTCACTAAGTTCATGAAGAAGAGCAAGGGTGCGGCACAGGAGTCATCTATTACGATTGGTGGTACTGGCGCAAACAGGGCCGCTGTTGCTGATAGGCTTAAGTCGTTTGATCAGATGCGATCTAGCAAAGATATGCTAAAGACTAGAGAAGAGTCTGCTGTATCAAGAGAGACATTGAGCATGATGCAGGATGACCTAATGGAAGCTCTCAAGCCTTATTATAAATATTCAGCAGATGGCTGGATGTATAACGATGAGGCTGGCGGTATGATGCTTGAGTCAGCTAAAAAAGGCCTTGATCGTGCGCTTAATGAATATGGTTTCGAGAATGTTCCAGACAGCCTAAAGCAAGACATCAAGGATTGGCAACAGCAGCTACGCACAGCTCCTACGCAATACTTTGAAGGAAAGCCAGAACGACCTGTGAGTCTTAGGGAGTTTGCAGGTGCTATTGTTCCAGAGGGCGCATCTCCTGAAACTATCGGCCTTTTGCAGAAGTTTGGCTTAGACGTTCAGAAGTATAGTGACGATGCACAGCGCACAGCCTTGCGTGACAAGTACCAGTCTGAAATGTTTGTTCGACCAGAGACAGTTATTGCTACTGGTCTTCTTGGCTCTCAGCAAGATCCTCAACAGCTTTTAGCTCAACAGGAGCTAGAAGGTTTAATGGGCCAGTACAATCAGTTCATGGATCGTAAGCCAGACATTTACAACTACGGTGACATAGCACCAGTTAAGCGCAACGTCGTTACAGGTGAGTACAGTGCAGCTGTGCCTAAGGTAGTGGACGAGATTGTTAAGGGTTTGCTAGACATTGGCCAGTCACGCAAGACTGGTGTAGTGAATAATCCAACATCAATATGGGATGTATTACTCTAATGGCCTGTAGTAGTAAAAAGAAGCGTACATCTGGTAAAATGAAGAAAACCAAACGAGGTAGTCGCTAATGGCGATCACAACATATTCAGAGCTAAAGGATGCTGTTGCTGACTTTTTAAACAGATCAGATCTGACTTCAGTTATCCCAACATTCATCAGTATGGCAGAGGCCGCATTGAACCGTGATGTACGTCACTGGCGTATGGAGCAGCGTTCAACTGCTGAGATCGATGATCAGTTCCTAACACTGCCAACTGACTGGCTTGAGACTAAGCGCATTACAGTGAGCGACACTGTGCCTTACGCACTCAATCTAGTATCTCGTGACTCAATGCAAGACTTCCGATTCAAAGGTGATGACGTAGCAGGCAAGCCGTTGTACTTTGCACACATTGCAGGCGAGATTGAGCTATATCCGACACCAGACGCAACGTATGACATCGATATGTTATATCTGAAGAAGATCGAGGCGTTGTCGGACTCTAACACGACTAACTGGTTGCTAGATGAAGCACCAGACGTATACTTGTACGCTACATTGATTGAGACTGCCATCTACCTGAAGGATGATGAGCGCCTTAACTCATATGCGGCAATGTACAAGTCTAAACTAGATGCTTTAAACATGAGCAGCCAGAAGGCTAACGCAAGCGGCTCTGGTCTTAAACTTAATATCAGGAGCTACAAATGAGCTTTTCTAACTTCCTAGAGACTGAACTACTAGATCACGTCTTTGCTAACAATGCTTACACATCACCATCGGCTGTGTATGTATCACTGCACACTGCTAACCCAGATGAAGACGGTTCAGGCGCAGAGGTATCTGGTGGCGGCTATGCTCGTCAAGCTGGCACGTTCTCAGTATCAGGTAACACTGCTACCACTACAGCGGCTATCGAGTACCCAACAGCTACGGCTGATTACGGCACTGTAACTCACGTTGGTATCTATGATGCGTCTACTGCTGGCAACCTATTGGCTTATGCGGCACTAACAGCCTCTAAGACAATCAGCACAGGTGACGTGTTTAGGATTCCAACTGGCGATCTTGACATCACTCTGGACTAATAGATGGCAACTTACCGTACTGGCTTTGGTACTGGCACATTTGGTGTTCGTGTATTCGGTCTTGATGGATCGATCACGGATGCCATATCGCTTGTAGAAACCTCATCAGCCACGGTAGCTAACGCAGAGCTAATACAGCAAGCATCTGCCACTAGTAATGCAGTATCAACCAACACTGTTTCAGGTGAGCACATATACCAAGCATCAGCTAGTGTATCTGCGTCATCATCGAACCAGTCTAGTGCTGAGAAGATATATCAAGGAGAGGCCACATCTAGTGGATCTCTGACAGGTCAAGCAACTGGCGTATTCATCACCAATGGTGAGGCATCAGCATCGATGTCATCAGGTGTAAGTGCAAGCTGTGTTCGTGTGAGGTTTGGTGATAGTTCCATCAGTGCGGACAGTGGATTTGATGCTACTGCGTTTATCACAGCAACTGGTGCTAGTAATATTAATACCACACTAGACATAGCATCATCATGTGAGAGAATACGTCTAGGCGAATCTGTGGTAACATTAACATCAGAAACTAACGCAACTGGATACTACAAGTACGAACCGTCCATCAAGGATAATGAGGTTTGGGTTGTGTCTATCAAGGGTGACGAGAGCTGGACTAGTCGATCGCCTGACAATGAATCTTGGAACGATGTGTCTGCCTCTGGCGACACTTGGACAGTTATCACGAAGGATAACGAATCTTGGACAGAGGTAGCTTAAATGGCTGACACTACTACTACTAACTATAGCTTAACCAAGCCAGAAGTTGGTGCATCAGAAGACACATGGGGCGAGAAGTTAAACACTAACGCCGACACTATCGACTCTCAGCTAAAGACAAATGCTGACGCTGCGGCTGCGGCTCAGTCTACTGCCGATGCTGCCCTGCCTAAAGCTGGCGGCACAGTAACAGGCACGATTACCACTACGGCTGACATCAACTTCGGTGACAACGACAAAGCAGTCTTCGGTGCTGGTAGTGATTTGCAGATTTACCATAATGGGTCTGCTAGTGTTATTTCGGACACAGGAACAGGTAATTTCTTTATATCTGGCGATAATGATGTATTTATATCTAAGGCGGATTTAAGTGAAGTAAAAGCAAAGTTCAGCACAAACGGTGCAGTATCTCTTTACTACGACAATGCACTAAAACTAGCCACCACCTCCACAGGCATTGATGTAACTGGCACAGCTACAATGGATGGGCTGACTGTTAGTACTGGTGACGTTATAGACCTGTCTGGTGGATCTTCTGGAGAGTACATAGACTCATCCGCAGGTATCATGCGTCTTAATAGCCGTGGTTCTGTCCTATTGTATTTAGATACTAACAACAATGATCCATCTAGTAATGCAGAGTTTACAATGTATGCTGGCGGCACTACTGGCGGCACTACAGATAAAAAGATGACTGTGACTAGGGGTGGAGACATCAGCTTCTACGAGGACACTGGCACAACGGCTAAGTTCTTCTGGGATGCGTCTGCTGAGAGTTTGGGTATTGGTACAAGTAGTC